CTGATACCCTCTACACGGTTGCGTAGGGATGGGATGTTGAATTGCCACTTAGACTGAATGTCATTGGCCTCTAGTAAACTATCAATAGAGATGTCACCCCAATCAACCTTGAGGTTAGGCATAAAGTCATCTTGATAGTCGGACAGTAGCTTACGCATAGGCTCTAAGGTATTCTCTGATCCATTGACATACTGGAAGCCTAGCTTAGCTATCTCTTCTCCTACTAGCTGCTGGAATAACTTAGCTAATACTTCTTGTGCAATGTCCTTTGATAGAGACTGCTCATGTCCTATCTTCTTGAATAGATCCTTGTACATATCTTTGTTGGATGTAGTAAGAACGTTACGTGTAAAGAACAGCGCTTCAAGTTCAGCAGGTGTAATGGTCTTATCGTACTGCTGCATAGCGTAGTCTAAGGTGTTCTTGATCTTACGAACCTCTTTAGTAAAGAGCTTGTCAGGAGTACGGATACCTTTATGGTTCTCATAAAAGTCCTTATCCATCAAAGTTCTAATCAGTGCTAATTCCATTAGCTTTGTTCCTCTCTATAGCTCTCTTCCGTTCATCATCATCAAACTCTCGTATGTTATTCTTGAGGTCTGATAACTCTTGGTCTTTCTTTCTTAACTGCTTTGATAGTAAATCATTTTCTTTCTTTAATTGTTTGATCTCCCATCTCATATCTTCTATTGTTCCAGCCATGCTCATAGTACTACTCCTCTTCTAAACAAAAGCCACACATGTCATTCTGCGCTGGGCCACCACAGCTTACACATTTCTGCCATTTCTTTTTTACTCTGTTTGACTCTGATTCTAAACCAGCTTCTACTAATGTTAGAAACCCTACGTTAAATACCGCTGCGAATGTCTCAGGGTCACACTCTACTTGTAGTGTAGCACTGCCATCCTCATGCTCTTCTATCTCTGTTATTTTGATGTCACTCATTGTTTACTCCTATACAGGGTAGCAAGATAGTCTGCTTACAGTAACGTGGAAACTCATCATACGTCATAGCAATTAATACAGGTAGACCTGCTATCATAAATGCGACTATAGCTGACGCCTTAATTGCACCGTTTATATTACCTCTCATCATACGCTCTCCCTTAATGCTTTCCACGATACGGGGAACAGCTTAGACATCTCGTAGTTAATATCCCAAGCTACATACTGAGTCTCTGCTTGTGTGTCACCCTTACAACGTAAGTTACACATGTCAGCAAAGGCATCTAAGCTACCTGACCAGTACCACTCAGTCATCATACTCTGTGGCAGTACCATACGTGCTTGCTCAGGACATACATTTTCTAACAACAACCTTTGGTAATCTTTTAAAGCCCTATGATGCAAGTCGCTAATAATACGATCAGCATCCTCATCATACCACTCGCCACTACTACCTTGCTTCTTATCCTCGCTACGTCCACGCCAAGATCTAGGCACATAGAACGCAGGCTCCTTGTCTACGTATCGTCTTGATACTTCATTCCAACGTAAGAACTTATGCTTGACTAACTGTCTAGCTACAAAGACTGGTGCCTTGATGTGAAAGCTGGCAAAGCAATGCCCAAAGGGGCTGATGTGTTTGTGCTTAGCTAAGTACTTGATCAGCTTAGAGTCCTTGTCTTTCAACTTAGGTGGCCCCCATACATCACTCGTATCCATCTCACTCTGCTTACCAAAGCTTACACGAGCAGCATTAGCTACTGTCAAGTCAGTACCCATGTGATCTATGTATGTTACTTTAATCAAGTGTCAACTCCCGTAATACTTCTAGTGCCTGATCTTCTGTTATCTTAAACCATTCACCTTTACGTTCACCTTTACGCTCAGCTACCTTGTGTGCGTCACGCTCAGCCTTGTTACGATCATCAAAGTAAACTGAATGGATCAACTCATAGTCACGCATAGGTGAGCTTGTTTGATAGCCATTGAGTCTATCCTCTGCGTCTACTGCCTTGCCAATCTTAACCCAGTCAGGCCAAGCCTTGTTACGGATAGCGTACACGTAACCCTCAAGGATTTGTTTATCTTTCTGTAAGGCACTGAACGCTGCGTCACCAAAAGATTTGTAATGGCCTGGTTTGTACAACGGGTGTTTCTTCGGAATGTATTTACCGTTTACAAACATACGCTGTGGATTGTTTCTTGGGTTGCTCTTGTTGTTACGATCCTTTTGTATGTCAGAAGTGTTACCTTCTTGATAATACTTTGGCTTACCTGTTCTAGGATTTACACTAAGTTCTTTCAGTAAAGTCATCTCTAACTCCTTTATGTTTCTCTTTACGTAATGGTTTAGGTTTCTTCTTGTCAGGTATAACCTGAGGTTTATACTTAGGCTGTCTTAAATCTTTAGCCATAGGGTTTGTCTTGTTCTTCATAGGCCAGCTTCCTCAGTTCATCTAAGTCCTCAGGCCTCTCGTACTTCAAGTCATCCTGTAAGTACAACGCATAGCTAGGTAGACCTGTCCACATCTCTATCTCTTTCTTGTAGCTCAACGTCTTCTGTAAGGCATCAGGGTCAAGCGCAACGATAACCTTTGTTGCGTTGTCTTGTATATACTCTAAGTGTTTATCTGTCAAGCTAGTCCCAAGTATAGCAAACCCAGCCGAATTGGGTAGCTTCTTAGCCACAGTGATAGCACTGATAACATCCTCTACCACAACGTAGACACTGTTACGGTCAGACATAGAGCGTACATAATAGTCTGCACTACCACCATACCTGTACCACTTTGGTATAGCACCATCAAGAGCACGTCCAATAGCATCAACAACAGTACCATTGTGTACGATAGGAAACACCGCACGTTTATCTTTCACGTCATACATTAGTGACTCACCAGCTAAGACAGGCCACCGCTGCTTGAACCTACGCATGGTAGCGTTGCCCTCTGTAGTGATATGTTCTGGATAAACAAAGGGCTGTAACTCTTTGTTATCACTGGATGATTCTAGTAAAGGTTTCACGAAGTAACTCTCCAACTCTGTTCGTGTCATGTCTGTGTCAAACCTACCGCCAACATCACAGGCTAACTTGAAGCAGTTGTACTTCAAGACACCCATCTCCATTGATGCAGTAAAGGTATTCTTGCTGTTGCAAAACGGACAGTCACCACGATGCGGCCCATTCATTGCCATCTCTTCTGCGTACTGCCTGTGTTGCTGCCAGATAGTCATTCTTTCTCCTTGAATGCACTGCGCTGGGCTAATGCTTCTGATGCACCAGTAAAGGTGTGCTTGATGTAAGGCGTAAGGCTCTGAATGTTAGCGTGTCCACTCACCTGTTTAATCTGTGTGATGTCAACCCCTGCCTCAACCATCTCAGTGATAGCGGTACGGCGCATGTCCATAGCTGTTAACTCTTTAGGTAGACCTGCCTGTTCTTTGATCTGATTAACATACATGTGTAGCTTAGCCTTAGCGTAAGGGCTATGCACGTTGTTGATCTTCTTTGTTCGGGGTGCTACGTATTCCTGAAAGCCAAACCTTTCTTTCTGCTCTACAAGAATACTCCTAAGCCCATCACTGATAGGTAAGTGTACGTCTGCACCTCGCTTGCTTTGCGTTAAGTCCATGCGGCTGTTCTCTAGATCTAATGCACCCCATGTAAGTAAACGCATGTCACCTACACGCTGGCCCCACTCATATGCCATGTGTACAATCAACCCAATAGAGTATCCTGTCCACTCACTGTAAGCGGTAAGCAGGAAAGCCTTTACTTGCTCAGGCTCCCACGTAACCTTGCGAGGTGGGTTAGGTACACGATCCATATGCGGCACTGGATTTACGATACGTATGCCTAGACCTATAGCTTTGTTAAGTACAATGGATAGTATAGCCGCAAGCTTGTTAGCTCTAGGTATACCGTTCTTGATCCACTCATCATACGCAGCTTCTACCTGTGTGGTAGACATGTTCCTAAGTAGAACACCACCTAGATCTCTACGTACTATCTTTAAGTTAAGTGAGTACTCCTTCTGTGACGTAGGTGACAGGTTGCGGTAAGACTTGCTGTCAAGGTAGTAGTCAATCAAAGTGCTAAGCCTTGAGTCTTCTGTAGGTTTCTTCACCATTTCTTTCTTGTCTTCCAGTATACCCAGCATTCTGAACAGTGTCCTTTCCCTATTACAGTATCAATAAACCACACTACGTTAAGCCTATTGTCTCTCTTCCATTGCCAATTCCTGGCGCTGAACGTTTGATTGTTGCTACCGCCTACAAGTACATTGATTAGTACACTGAAGGCAGTGAGCACTCGTTTGATATACTTACGTATCATCATCATCAATACCCTTCCACATGAAGTAGATGAACCCACCTACATAGGCTATGAGGAAGGGTAATACTATCTGTGAACCTGCTACCATACTAGCTGTTGATGTATTGATTATGGTTGATGTAGTAAGATACACCCATCTCGTAGTCTCCTGCATGGGAGTACAGTTGGCTCAATGCATCTGCTGCATTGCGTACCTTCTCTAGTTTAGCATCATCAGATAAGTCTTCGTCATAAATAAAGTCTACTGGAATAGCTGTGACTACTTGCTTATAGCTACGCCACACTTCAACGCCTGACTCATGTACTTCACCTGTCTTCTCGTGTACAGTTTCATACACAAAGATCACTGCATCATTATGATCCCACACTTTTACTTCTACTGTTTGATCCTCGATAATCATTAGGTTAGTCCTTTCTTGATTGCTCTTATTAGTTGCACGATTAGTATGCACTGAATATATACTACAGTCAGTGTAGCTGTGTCAATAGCCTCGCTGTCCATCCCTATACTAGTAACGATAACAACACTGAATAACATCAGGAAGTACGCAAGCATAGGGGAGAACAGTACAAGTAGCATAGTCTTAGTCCATCCGTGTTACGAAGTACTCACCGTTAGGCAAGGGTAGTGCAAGCATAGCGTACTCATAGAAGTACACGTTACCGTTGGGCGTGTTCATCTTACCTACGTATGGCAGGTCAGGGTCTTCTGGATAGCTGTATGTACCATCAGACTGTACGTCACCCTTGAATTGGTACAAGCTACCAAAGCCGTAGCGTTCAGTCATAAACTCTAAGATGTCCATGCCCTCACCTAAAAGGTTATACTCACGTACCCAGTAAGGTAATATACCAAGCATCTCTTGTAACATTCCAGGATCTGCATCAGGGAAAGCTTTTGTGTTGATTGTTAAGTTCATTGTGTTAGTCCTTTCATTATGTGTGATACTACGTCAACGGTCCATCCATTGCCAAGCATTTTGTACCGCTGCGTAT